AGATTGAGGTGAGCGATATTCTATACAAAAAGCTTAGAATAAAACCGCTTGCTGCAGCCCCGGCAACCATATATGGCATTCAGAAAGCAAAATACCAGGGCGGATTATGGGATCGGTACAAGTCAATACCAACCGACTGGGTCAATTATTATGACCGAATATTAACAGAGCAGTATAATCCGGAAGAAATATGCACGATCATAACCGGATTGTTCCGGAGTTATGATATCGGACAAATAACTGCACTTGACAGGGAAAGTATAGAATTGTTTTGCGATTGCATTAATGATGATAAGTTGTACATATAAAACCTTTTATAAACCCTAAATATGATAATTATGCAAGAATTAAAATTGGAAAAATCAACAGCAATAAGGCTGTTTGAAAAAGTACCTGAATGGTTTCAGGAGACTTTAATTGCGACTTTCGGCAAAGAGTGTTTTTCTAAAAGCATCTTCGACCGGATAAAAACCTTTGAAGACGCCTGTGAGGCGATGAATAAGAAGCCTGAAGACGTATATCATGAAAAAGACGCTCCGGATGATGTTGCCAGAAAGAAACTTAAAGTAATTGCAGAAGCATTAAATGGTGGCTGGGTTCCAGACTGGAATGACACTAACCAAAAAAAAAGGTATCCGTGGTTTAAAATGTCGTCCGGGTTCGGGTTCGATCGCTCGGTTTACGGTTACGGTTGTACGGATGCGGGTTGCGGTTCGCGCCTTTGCTTATCAAGCAATGAATTGAGTAATTATTTTGGAACTCAATTTATTGATTTACACGAAATTCATTTAACCAAATAAAATAAAATCATGGCAAAAACAACAACAAAAGAATTCGATTTCAGAACCATAAAGAGTTTTGAAGACGCTTGCAAGCATTTAGGCATAGAACCTAAATTACCGGATGTCTCATGGATGCTCCCGGAATTCCAGAAGGGGATCATAGGGGCATATAAACTTTTCGTAATATTTAAGGCCATAAACAATGGCTGGCGTCCTGACTGGACCAACCGGAACCAAAGAAAGTATTTTTCCTGGTTATGGGTTTCGTCGTCCGGGTTCGGGTTCGGTCGCTCGTATTGCGCTTGCGGTTATTCGGGTACGACTTGCGGTTCGCGCCTTTGCACGGAAACCGAAGAAAAGGCATTGTACATTGCCAAGCAGTTTGGCGTCGATGGACAGGAGTACAAAGAGTTTTTCTTATACATTGATTAATTAAAATGAAAGGTTGTATGTCTGTGCAATTGGCAGTTTCGTCGTCCGGGTTCAGGTTCGATAACTCGAATTACGATTACGATTATACGAATACGAATTGCAGTTCGCACCTATGCTCTTTCTCTTTCTTAAAATTTTTATATTTGTACTAACTTAAAACAAAAACACAATGAAAAAAATTACAATTATCGCATTGGTTGCCGTCACCTTGATGGCTGGATGCATGAGTAAAGAAGAAAGTAGAAAAATTCAGATCAGAGACAGTTTGGAAATTCTAAATTATAATTTAGCTTCAAAAAAACAACACACACAAGACAGTATTGCGACCGCTGTGATTTTAAAAAGGGATTCTATTAAAAAAGCGGAAGAACAAAAAGAGTTTGAAAAAACTCCTGCAGGGAGAATACAAAAGAAACACCCGGAATGGTCAAAAGAAGACTGCCAATTGATAGCAGATAGAAAAATATGGATAGGTATGGATATTCACATGCTTGTTCATTATAGAGGATTGCCGAACAGTAAACATGTTTCAAACTATGGCGATGGAAGTCAATATCAATATTGTTGGGATAATTATGAAATTTCCTGTTTTTATACCAAAGAAGATCAAATTGTATATGCTTATAATTGATGGCATTTAAATTATTTTCACTCCGTTCTTGACTTTACTATATTCTTTTTTATACCTTTGCCCCGAACAATGATTACAAGTTTCTGGGGTGAAATTAACAAAGATACACCCACATGTGCCGTCAGCCCGGTAATTTCTATAAGCCCTGCTTGTAGTCGTTGTTCAGCATGTGGGTTTTTTATTTACTTAATTCTTTTAAAATGAACAACGAAAAGAATGCAAAACAGTTTAAAGAACTGCAAGTGGTCGAAATCGACCAAAACAAGTTCGCCATTCAAATGACCAATGGCAACATTAATGTTAATCTTTCCAATATGGCAAAACCATTTGGAGCAGCAAAGAAGCCCGCAAACTGGCTAAGAACCAAAGAATCAAAAGAGTATATTAACGCTCTCCCCGATTCTCATATATGCGCATCGGCTGATTTAGTGAAAGTTATGAAAGGTGGCAATCCTGATGAGCAGGGAACCTGGGCAAACGACTACCGCATAGCCATGCGCTTTGCACAATGGCTTAGCCCTGAGTTTGCAATTAAAGTTGACGAGATGCTTTTAAATATGCTTTTAAAACGACCTGTAAAGCAGGCAGCCTTGCCACAAAACGCTTCTTACCCGGAAAACCAGGTATTCATGGCAAAACTCGAAAGAGATGTAATAATGGGCTATTACACGAATGGTGTATTATACTTCCAGTTAAGTAAAATTGCAAGGTATATCGGGTACGATAACGGGGGCTCTCATTTTGTAAATTACAGCCCCGAAAACGCTATCAGGATAAAGATTGATGAAAAGCGGGAAATGTGGTTTGTAAATATGGATTGCGTTGATGCCATATTAAAACGCTGCTCGTTTAAATCAATTCCGTATGAAAAGATAAGCCATATTTACCGTGACCTGTTTGGGGTTGAAGTTAACCAAACAGATAGCGAAACCTTCAGTTACAGGTTTACCGACAAACAAATGCTCGAAATATTCGAGATTATCTTTGATAAGCCAATCAATAAAGAAAAGGTAATTGAGAAACTTCGCAACGGTAAAATATAGGAGGTTCAGCCATGGTACGGATAAAAGACAAAAGACTTGTAATTACAAGCAACGGCTCTAATCTTGATTTTGAGAGCCTCCTGATAAGGCAGCGATCAATAATAAGGCTTGTTCAATGTGCGAAGCTGGATTCAATTGATGAAGATTCTATTTATTTTGCAATGGAAATGCTTGATGATATGCTCTTGAATGAGGAACAAATGAAGCTATGTGAAAACAACTAAAAACAGAAACCCCGGCAGAAGTGTCGGGGTTTTTTGTTTATGCTTCCGGGAAGAGGTGTTTAACCTCCCGGTTCCGGGTCGGGTTCCGGTTCATGTTGCAGGATCAGTACTACATCTTCAGCGTCATCTTCATCGGGAAGAGCCGACCCATCAGAGGCATGGGTAACATAAGTTTCTGTAGTTACCATTACCTCGTGGTGATAATGGTCGGTATCGGACGCGGTTCTGAGGCAAGTACCGAAGTAATCCCCTGCAAAATAAGCCAGGCGTTTGAATATGCGGTTTATCAGGGTATAATGCGACAGGGCTTTTGCTTTCGTATCATCGTCAGCTTTATAGTGCGATTGGGCAAAGGTAGATGTGCAGACAAACAATTGAAAGCTTACGTCAGCAACTTGGAGTTTCCCGCCCATTTGTTTCCACTGGATGGGAAGGTACTTTATAAAAACAGCCGGAAACTGTATTGCAATACCTTTGTAATCGTCTTTAAACTGCTCATTCCAGAGGTCTATATGTTTTATTACCGGAACTTCAACAGCCTCTTCGCCTTCGCCTACCGTGTCCGTGATCTTAAGCAATTCATCACTCAGGTCTTTGTAGAATGTATCTCTCATGGCGATCAGGAATTAAAATTGGAATAAACCTTACAGAGCGGGGTGACGTATAAAGCACGGTTCTCAATGTCCTGGATGGTGACACCGGCTTTAAACTTATTTTTGCGGATAAGTACTTTCAGGTTTTGTTTACGCACAACCCGCATCTTCCCACGTAGCTTTATAACGAAGTACCGGTAACCGGTTAATTTTGCCAGGTTATTGGCTTTTGCGATGTTTTTCCGCAGTCTGCGGTCGTACATGTATTTTTTTATTTTTTTGAACATATATTTGGGGATTAAGATTTCGATTTTAAAATGGTTCGAGTATGCGTTTCGAGTTTCGCGACAATCCTGTTTGTAAGCTTATCGCTTTCTCCAATAAACCTCCGTTGTGGCATAATGAACCCGGCGCCTCTTCCGGCCCTCAAACCGAAGTTATGGACTTCGGCATATTTCCAATCGCTGAAAATGGTAACCTCTTTAGTTGTAAATTTATATTGAATGGATCTTCCGAGATTGCCGGTAGTTCCGGTAAGTATCTTTCTGCTCTGGGCGGCTCCTTTGCTGTAATTTTTAATTGTTTTACCATTCCGGTTGATTGTTGGCATACGTCGTTGCACTTCAGGCCAGCGGGTACCTTCCCAACTTTCAGTCTGGAAATTCTCTTTAAAATACTCAACAGCTTCTTTTCCTATGATGATAGGAGCCTTTGTTTCAATAAATATTTTCAACTCACTCATGCGATTCTGTAGCTTTCCGAATACATTCTGGTTTTCTATTGTCAGCATTTTGAAAATATTTGTTAAAAAACTTGCTATACGTTATTGATTAATTGTATATTTGCAACGGTGACCTCCCACGTGAGGGCACCCCGACACAAGGCAGAACGTTTTTAATGTTTTGCCTTGTGTGTTTTAAGAGTTTCAATAAATGCCCCACTCCTTATTTCATCAGTTGAAAATTTGTACATTGTATTATCTGTCATATATATATCAACCAACTTTATAGTTTTCGCTCTTCCTTCTTGGAAGGCAGCCTCCAAACCCTCAATCAAACCATTTATATCATCTATCTTCAAGAATATTATAATATTTTGTTTTTTGGATGCACTTTTAATAGCATTTTGAACACCGGTTTTAGTTTTGGCGCCTTCAAGTATTTTATAATCCCATTCATTGTTGTACTGATGTCTAATGGCATCATTGCTTTTAATACCCGGTCCATTATTGATAGGTAATAATGTAATACTTTCTTTATGGTTTTCGGCTAATAAAATAGAAGCATTAATGTTCTTTTTTCTTTCTGTTTTATTTTGTAGAGCGGCATCAATAAAAACATCATCTTTTTGATATATCCGCGTATAAGTGTTTTGTTTTATAAATCTTTTTAATTCGCATTTGTCTCCTTTATCGATAAAATAAGGATGATCATCCGAAAATATTTGACCGGTTTCTGCAGGGTTGCCAGCTAAACCTTTAGAAGGGGTAATATTATCGGGGGTACCCGTTACCGGTTTATCAGTAGTTTGCCAGTCGCATTTGCAGTTCCAGAGGTTGCCGGGCTGGTTATCATCCCAGAATGGATCATTTATTGGAAGGATTGTTCCCACCAGGCAAAGATGTTCTTCCCTGGGATCCGCAGAACGGGTTATGATCCATTCCAGGTTCGGGTACAAATCCTTTTCCTTCTCAAACTGTTTAAACTGTTTGGCAGTCCGGCTACGTGCAACAATGGTATTATACTCTGTTGCCTGGTACCGGTTGAATTTCTTTAATATCAGATTAGCATTCTTTTCAAAAGCTTTTAAATCGTCTTTATTTAAGCTTTTAATCCTGGTGGTGACCTGGTATGCCTTATAAGATGCAAAACGGCTTGTATTGAGCTTAAACTGCTGAACCATGTTAAAATATTCGCCGTTTGATTGCGGATCCCCGAATACTTTTGATATGGCGTTATGATAATTGCTTTCATAAAGCTTACATAGGCCCGGATGTATATTGCTTTTGAAATCGCCCTTAAAGTCACTGACAACTGATGTGTAATCAAACTTTTTACCATTGTCGGCCAATAACAGGAACCTGCCGATAGCATCACGCAGGGTAATATAATCCCCGTGAAGATAAAGCTCATCAAGTTCTTTAAGCCCCAGAGCAATCTCCGGGGTTAGAAAAAAAAATCGTCACGTTGTTTTACAGGCTTCCCTGCAGGCGTTGCCTTTTTACCCAGGATAGGATAATTATACTTTTTAATATAATATTCCGGATCCACATCATAAACATCAAGCAACTTCATTTCAATGTCGGGAGCCATGCTATCCTGATCGTCCCAGTCGAAGGTATAGCCTTCCAGGGGAAACCCATGTTTCAGCATCAGGGGGATGATCTGGTCATTCACCAGTTCTTTAATGAAGTCAGCATCGGCATTGGTAACATCGTCGGCAACATCCTGATGAACGTTGCCCAAAGCCTGTGAGCCTTTGTTGCCTTGTTCGGTCGTTAACGTCTGGCTCAGGACGCCCTTACTCATCTCACTATTGGCGCGGTCAATACGTTTGTCATAAACATTAAAGGCATCGCCTTTGGTTGACTCAAGCAGTTTGATTGATGTCCCCGTCGGAAATATACCCCAGGCAGCAGAACCCATGTTCTCCAGCATATTTTCAATCTTGACAGTTTCCTTATCATCCCTGGAGATGGTTTCGGCATAGCGAATAGGCATCCCGAATAACTCGGCAAACTGATCCCAGAAAGCCATTACGTTCTTTTTGCTGATGGCATGTGGCGAAAGTTTCAAAAGCAAACCAAGGTCATCTGCACGACCGGCTTCGATGATCCATGAAGCGTATGGTTCTTCCCGGAACTTAATTCCCTTGTTAATACTATCGCCCTGTTGCATTATTACAACACCTGCCTCCGGAATAACATTTTTACGCGGTACCAATGTTGCCTTCTCAAATTTCATAATGGGGCCATAAAGCAAATTTCCAAGCTCAATCAGGGTATATCCCCAATAAACGGAATCAAGAGCTAAATCAACAGTATCTTTAAACCATTTGGTTTGAAACAACTTTGTTTTTTCCTGGTCTTCCTTATTCTTGTCGTCAACAAGTTTGAACTTTCGCTGAAGTATCTGTGATTTGCGTTGTTGGATGATACCAGATAAATGCAGGTCAATCATCGTGTCAACATAAATGTCCAGCAAATAAATACGTACAGGATTTTCCACATTGATGGCAACCTGCCAGGCTTGTCTCCACTTGCGGATATCTTTCTGGGTAAGATTATCGGTAACCTTAGCTAATTTAGCAATCAGTTCCAGGGCCTGCTTTGTTTTTACGCTATCGCGCAGGAACGCGTTCGGGTGTATTGATTTCGGATCTATAACCGGAAGTGTCTTTTCCTTATTCATGATTTGATTTTATTATTTACCACTGTGATGACAATTTCGTATTTGAACCAAAGCGGATCGGGTTCTTAGAATCCTCTTCATCATATAATGGCAGATCCGGAATGATAATCCCTTTCTGAACCCCTTTAAGCCATTCTATGGCATCGTCCCTGCGCTTCACCCGTATGTCTGAAACAAACCTGCCGGGGATAGAATTCAGCAGCGTATATATAGTCAGGTCGCAGGCTATCTGAACTATTTTAGCATTCCTGGTTTCGCCGGTAAAGACTCCTGCCACATTATAACGCGATCGCAGGTAAGAACTGATTTCTTCTATAGTCTGGGTTTCCGCAGCCTGACGCGTTTCTTCATCTGATTGCTGGATTACATCTAACTCGTCTGAAGTGATCAGGGTTTTGTAATCTTCGTCGCTAAGAAAAAAGGACTCTGCCATATTACCAGGTATTTTTGTATTTATGTTTGCCGAAAATCGGCTTGAATAATTCTGAACGGGTTGCACGTTGAAGCAGGTAGATTGCTCCTTCGTCAGCATCGGGGCCATCATCATGGGAACGAGAACCTTTTTCAAAGGATAAGGTCTGTTCCACCCCGGTGATCATGTCGCGGTTCTCCTGTTCGTCAATATTATAGAATATGAACCCTCGCTCCCATAAAGGGCTGATACCTTCTATACGCTGAAACTTATCGGGTTTGTCTCTCTTATCCGGCCGTATCGGGAGCTGGTAACCACGCTTGGATCCCTCAAGCGTAAATTCATCCAGGAGGATGTCCTGAAGGAAGTTTGCTTCAATATAATATTGACAGATCACCTTTTGAGGTAAACTCTCATGCAGATCATAGAACCAACGCACCATTTCACTTATTGAGCACTGGCGCACAAATGCCTTGAGATGATGTAATTCATTACCGGCTTTTCCCCATACCTTTATAGCCTTATAGTCGTTTTTGGTTGACGATTTGAACGATGGATCGCAATATGCTATAAGATGGTCATATTTCTCAATGGGTAACATTTTTTTGAACTGGATCCAATTGTTTTTGAAAACGGCGCCTTCTGTGATCGGGTTGTTAAATAGTTCTTTCTGTGCCGACCGGTAGCCCATGAATTCTACCATGTGATTGATTTCAGCAATGGTGTATTTCTGTGGCCAGGCCGGGTTACCTTTTTTATCAATGGCGTTTATCACGCTGTGGTATATGCTTTCAGTCTTTGCAATATTGGCAAGAACAGAATTTTTATGAATGCGGTTACCCACCATTATAAATCTGCCGCGTCCCATATCCATTGCTCCGAACAAAGCTTCCTTTATCCAGTCAACCATCTTTCTCACCCTTACTTCGGAGTTAACCAGGATATCGTCGTCAAGATCATCAACAATAATGTAATCAGGACGGTTTTCACGGTACCGCAGACCTCTTGGTGATTGTCCGCGTCCCCTGGAGAAAAAGGCACATTCGTCTGTTGTTATAAAATGACCGGTCTCCCATGATCCGAAACCAAACTGCTCTCCAAAGTCATGTTTGTACAGGCCGTTATCCATCAACTCGGCCTGAAGGTCGGAAAGTAATGTATCGGCATTGTCCTGGCTTTTGCCCACCAGAACCATTACATTGATC